GTATCGTTCCTTGTCCGTCATCGTTTACTCCTTTTATAATTTCATTCCGTCTTCCTCGCGGCTAGCAACATAGTTCTTGAGGGCTCCCTTCCAGTTCATTATTTTGGACCCGTCCTCGAAGGTCCACCCTCTCGCCTCGTGTATTGCGTACCAGTCTTCGGCGAGTGAAATGTTGAGGTCCTGGTCAGCGACGAAGTGCCTGAAGTCTTCCTTCGATTCTGGCCTCCGGTTTCGCTGGAGAGAGTTCGCGGTTCTCCCTCCAGCGGGCCTTTCCGAGCCAGGTTTACCTGATGGTGGCGCTTTACTATCGTCCGCAGTGTTGCCAGTTGCGGCATCCGGTGGAATTCTTGGACGGCCCCCCTGCTCTCCAGCCTTGACTCGCTTTTCGTAAAGCTCTTTCGCTTCATAAAAGGATTCCTTTGCCCTTTTTGAATTCTTGAAGTTTCTGAAAAACATTGCCTTTCGGAATTCGTATTCCTCTTTTCCCAAGGCGGCGAAGTCAACTGCGCCGGAGTCAAAGTCAACGAAATTCTGATTGGTGAATTCCCATAGCTTTTGAATCCATGCTTTTGACCAGTATGGCCCCTCTGTCTGTTGGACCTTTCCCACGGCTACGTCCCAGTCTTTTTGTTTCCAAACTTTTCAACAACAGCCTCGGAGATCACTGCGGTAATGCTGGAGGAAAGTCCCTTCTCTTTTCGTTCGTCAGCAACCTTTGACGCGATTTCATACGCCTTTGTCGTGATTGCGGTAGATTTAACTTCAGCCATATATTCTCCATTTTATCTAGTTACAGTAAGTAATATACCTACTTTCTCGTTAAAAGTCAAGATAAAAAATCAAATATTTTGATTTTTTTTTAAAGTCTATTTTTGCTATCTCGTAAATAAAACATATGTCTTTCATAAAAACCTTATGGTTTACCTTAAGGTTTGCCGTTTGGTTTACCTTATGGTGTACCAAAGCGGAAAGCAAGTAAGAAGTAGGAAGTAAGAAGTAGGAAGTAGGAAGTAGAATGTATTAAGAAGGATTTATATATATAAATGCTCATTACTCAACTCATATATGAGATGAGCACTTTTAAATATATTGATCTTTTGTGCAGTAATAGACATTTTTTAAATGTCAGACGAGTGTCATACTGCGTTTTACTCATTTTTTATTGTTTCACGTGATACAGCTGTTACACTTTTTTCTCTATTGTATTTTGTTGATAGATTTTTTATATTATGCATGTATGTGAATAAATGCATAGACAACAATCGGAGCGGATGGTGCGTGAATTCAAGCCTCGTGAGATAACTCGCTTCACTATGGCTGACGGCGAGCTTTTGGCGCATTGTAGGAACCTGGTGAGGAACAGGGAATACAACGTTAAGTCGTTTTACGACGAACTGTACAACATCGTAAGGGCCGTCATGGCAAAGATGGGATTCGGTATTCTACATTCAGATGCCGTCCGTGACGAGGTCACACAGGACTGCATTACGAAATTCTGCTGGTACACCATCCCAAAGATCGTTGCGAGCGCAAACTTCGTGAAGTCCATCAACTGTCATTCATACCTGTTCCAGAACGCCTACTTCACTGTCCTGCAGTACATCAACGCCGAGAAGCGAATGAAGAAGTACAAGCCAGACGTGGAGGCGCTGAACGAGCTGCTGGGTGAGATGGTATTCGCGGACGGACATCGCACGGTGGCGAAACCGAAGCAGACCATGGAGGACAGGGTACTTGAAAAGGTAGGGCAGAAATGAGCACTGAACTGAAACAGAAGGGAGCGACCACCTGGGTAAACGTAGGTGACAACCTGGTGGTGGTTTCCGGACCCTTTGAGAACTGCGAATGGTATCATTCCAGGCGCATCGTGAAAGAGGTCCATCTTGGCGAGCATCAAAAAATTTTGATACTGGCCTAAAACTTGTAATAGTCTCTTACAGCGAACGGGGCGCTCTCCCCGGACAGAGGTAAACTGATGGTTGACGTAGATCAAGCCATGGCAGCACTGGGAAGCACTGAACCATCGGGAAATTCCGAACCCGAACAGGTGCAGGTCGAACAGGCGCCCGCCACACCGCCGGAAACCGCTCCGGCTGGCGAAAACAAGAAATTAAGCGGGTCTGCCTCCAAGGATGCCGAGGAATCGGAAACCAAGGCCGCCGAAGAAAAGCAGGAAAAAGAAATACCCCAGTCTGAATATGCCTGGGCAAAGTTGAACAAGACGCTTAAAGCGAACCGCAACAAGCTAGACGAGGTCATGAATGCCCTGAAGGAAGTTGACGGCGTGCAGTATGACCCGAAGAACGGCAGCCTGGAACAGTACGTCCAGATGCAGATCAAGAAGTCAAGACTGCAGGAGCAGAAGGCACAGCTTGAGAACAATGCCGAAGTATATAAGTTGTGGGTTCAGCTCCGAGACTTCCAGGCGAAGGAAATCTTTGCCGGCAGGGAACAGGACTACAAGACGTACCGAGAGCAGGTCGCACCGAAGCGAGCAGCACTCTATGAGGAAATTCGCGAGAAGGACCCGACAGGCGCAGTTATCACCCACCTGCAGAGCTCCAAGAATGCTCCGCTCCTGGAAACTGCGTTCATTGCACCCGGTGGCGAGAATGTGTTCGAAAGTATTCTGTCCGATGACGAATACTTGACCCGCCGAAACTTGGAAGAGCTGGAGCAGAAGATCCGGAACGCAATGTTCGCCAATCCGGCGGCAGTGCAGACCCCCAAGGCGCAACCGGTCACCACGCCCAGCGTGAACGACGGCAACGCCGTAACTAACACCAAGACCACCCCGTCACTCAACGATGTGGCAAAGTGGTTCTAGTAAAGGACATTGAAAAATGGCTATTGCAAACCTCTCCAACGGTCTCGCATCTCTAGTCGAGACCATCGCAAAGGCTGGCGTTGTTAACTCCGCCTATCTCACCCGCGGCACTGTCAAGGTCCCCGTTGACCAGATGAAGGGCAAGCGCGCTGGCGACGAATACTCCTTCGTGCTCGACAACATCACCGCCACGTATTCCAGCTCCCTGGATCAAAACGGCAAGGTCCAGCTCGGTTCCATCGGCGCTCCCACCAAGGTCACCCTTAAGGTCGGTTACTCCGGCACCCAGCTTTCCCTCGGTGCAGTTTCCAAGTCTCTCGAACTTGGCGACTGGTCCGGTCTCGCAAAGGAAGTTGGCGCAACCATCGTAAACGAATTCTCGAAGCAAACCGCTTTAGCTGACATGGCAAAGGTTGAAAATGAATTCGTCAATGACGTGAAGGGCATCGCAAAGGCTTCCGCCGTGATGGCTGCAAGTTTCCAGGGCAAGCAGTATGGCTTTGCATCCCCGATCGTTGTCGGCGAAATTCAGGGCGAAGGCCGCAACCTCCAGCCCATCGGCATTGACCCCCCCTGGGGCGTTGGCCTGGAAGGCAAGGTGTTCAACATCGGTGAGCTCCGCTCCATGATCCTCCCGAACATCGTCGGTGATACCGACGTGACCATTGCACACAACAATAATGCAGCAACTGCAACCCTTACCGGCGCAACCGCTGGCTGCTGCTACAAGAAGGGCAATTTGGTCGTATACGCAACCAGCGCAACTGCTGGCATCGTTATCTGCGGCAAGGGCAACGCAACACTGTCTGCAACTGCTGCTGAAGGTAACAACTATGCTCCCGTCATCATCCGCGTGGATGGTGCACAGGCTTGGGGCGACGCCTCTGACGCTCTCGACGGCGCAGACAACAAGATGTCCATTGAAGGCGTGACCATCGCACATAGCGAAGTCAAGCAGGGCGGCTTTGCTGTCAACCACGAATTTGCAATGGCTGGCGCTGCCGGTATCGCAACGCCGTCAAGGGCAAAGGTTGTCTGGCTGAAGGTTTAATCCTTTTCCTCAATACCCCTCCGGTAGAAGGCTCCCCCCTTGATTGGTGGGGAGTCCTTTTGTTTAATAGTCTCTTGACGAAATTACGAGGATTTAATGTTTCTACGAGAACTCGCTCTAGAAGCCCTGAAGCAGGCTGGCCTTGCTCACGGCGAAAATGTACCGCAGGATAAGTTCCTGGACTCCGTGCATAAGGTAATCTCCGCGCTCAAGTATTATTCCGAGTGCGATACGATTACCTGTTTCTCCGCCTATCGCAGGGTACACCTTGAAAAGGAAACCCTGCTCGGTATGCCTGCACTGGCCCGCGGCATCCGTCTCCACTTCATCGGCAAGGCCGACAACCTGCCGAGCCTTGACAGCTACAGCCCTGACGATGGAGATATCGTTATAGGAAGGGACTTCTGGGCTGACGATGACGGTATCGTCTACGGGATCCATAAGGTCGGTAATGTTTACCGCTTCTACGAGGGCAGTATCGACGAAATCTCCACCACTTCCGTGGACGTGCTCATCAAGGACCTGGGCGCAATCGTCTCCATCTTCAAGGATGGAGAGCCGCTTGTAGATACCTCCTTGAGAAACTTCTTCCAGTTCCATTCCGGCGTATACGTGGCGAACATCGACGGCGCAGGCCGTTTCAAGGTCTACGTCAAGGATCCCGGTGATTATGACGTGGTCTACTCCCGTTCCTTCGTGTTCAACGAGAATTCACAGGTGGACCTTCCAGAGGCCCAGAAGAACCTGGTTGTGGCCCACTCGGCCCGTCTGATGGCGAAGACAACCGAACGCCTGGCAAAGCTGGACGGCGTTGTGAGCGAATGCCTGAAGGATTCCCTCTCCAATGCCGCGGATGATGTTATTCCGACGAGGTCCTTCTAATGGCTGCAAAGTTCATCAGCAATTTTGTTGGAGGTACCTCCAGGAGCAACTGGGCCAGGATGGGGCTCGGCTATACACAGAATATGTATTTGGAGACCACCGACGCGAAGGATCACTTTTTCGCCCGAGTACTTCTCCCCATGCCCGGGCAGAAAAGCCTGTTCTCCGTTACAGGCTCCGCCCGCGGCATGTTTACCGCTACCGGTGGATTCTATGGCGATACAGTCTATTTTGTGGCTGGAAATGACCTCTACTGCATTGCCGAAGGCGCACCTCTGAAGATTGGGCAGGTTGGTACCGGTCGCATTGACTTTGACGAGCTCCGCACAGCCGACAAGAATTTCCTGCTGGTTTCCGATGGCTCCAGCCTCTTTGCCGTAGACATGACGGAAAACCCGAGCATGCAGAAGATGCAGCAAATCCCGCTCCCAAAGCGGGTCAATGACGATGGAACATTCTCCGAGAATATCCGCCCCACCTCAGTGTGCGTGTGCTATTCCATGATCAACGTGGTGGATGAAGGGACCGACAAGTTTTACACATCCGTGACACTGCCGCTGAAAATGACCAACGGCGTTGTGGACTTCGACGCGTTCGCGGTGCGAGAGCGACCGGGAACCACCGACGGGAGCGAGCGTCCCTATTATGAAATCGGCTACTATACCTTTGCTGAAACAAAGGCTGACGTAATCATGCGCCTTGTGACCAACGGGACGGACCTTTTCGCAATCGGGCGCTCCTCCTTTGACCGCTTCACCTATACGGGCGTTGCCATCTCCAAGAGCATCGCGGCTGGCGTCGTGTGGAAATGCCCCAGAGGCCAGGGCGGATTCTACGGTACTGACGATCCCGAGAGCGTGCAGGTTCTTGGCGGCTCCGTCTACTACCTGGCCCGCAATCCGGCAGGCGGCAAGTCCATAGTGCGCCTGGGTTCCACAATTGAATCCATCAGCACCCCAGAGATAGAGCATGGTCTGACCGACCCCATTTCCAGCACTTGCTTTCAGTGGGGTCAGCATCCGTTCTATGTTCTGAAGATGCTGGAATCGACTCTCGCCTATGACGTGCGTGAGGGTGCCTGGTTGAATCTCACCTGGGACGTTGAGTCCTGCGTTTCAATCGATTCTGAAGTCTATATCCAGTACGATGGTGGCGTCGGCTCCTTGACTTCCGATAAGTGGACCGACCACAGCGGCTATTCCATCATACGCAAGCGCGCCGGAGTAATCACCAACCCGAACTATGACGAACTGGAACTGAACCAGGTTTCCGTGATTACCAATGCGGGCCAGTATCGCGAGGCGGGCAAGGAATACCGCGCAACGTTCCGCTGGTCCACCGATGGCGTGACCTGGGAAGATACCGGCATCGAGACTCTTGGCAAGGCGGGACAGTATGACCGCATCCTGGACGTCTATGATCTTGGCGTAGGACGAACATTCAACATTGAAATTTCCTGCAGCGAGGACATTCCGTTCTGCATCTACGGAATCCGCGTAGAGGCTGCAGTCTGCGATTTATAAGGAGAAAAAAATGAGTTACGGAAGCAACGCAATTAGTGGAGCAGGAACTGGCGCAGCAATGGGTGCCGGAATCGGCTCCATCGTCCCAGGTATAAGCACTGGCATCGGTGCGCTCATCGGTGGTGGCGTCGGCCTTCTCGGTGGCCTTTGGGGTGGCGCAGAGGATGCTGCCAACAAGAAGGCATACAACAAGCAGCTCGAAAAGGCTGCAGAGAATTACGGCGTGACCATGGACCAGATTGCCAAGGCAGTCAGTGATTTCTACAAGAACAAGGGAACCCTCCTGGATGATTCCTCCAAGCAGGACTACGTAGACACCATCACCGGTACGGACTGGGAAACACTTGGCAAGGTTGACTTTGACAAGGACGCCTACGACGTCAACGACTACTATGACCAGAACCGCCAGCAGATCGTGAACGCGGCGCAGAATGATGCGCTGGGTGCCGCCAACGTCAGCGGCTCCGTGATGGGTTCGGGCGCTGTCGGGAATATGCTCTCCGCAGCAGTCTCCACCGAAAAGGACCTTGCGGACAAGGCATACAACCGAATGACCAATGACCGCAGTTTCGACTACACCCTGGCGAAAAATACCGCGAACCAGCGCCTGGAGGCTGTCAAGAACAAGCTCTACGCACTCGGCTCCGCATACCAGCAGGACACCGCCGACCAGGAAAACCTGTTCAGCACCATCGCCAACCTCAACCAGAGCAAGGCGAACGCAAGCCTGCAGGCGTTCATGAACCAGCAGGTATAAAGATCTTCCATTGTTGATTCCTCCCTCACCTCGCTGCAACGGGGTGGGGGTTTTCTGTTTAATAGTCTCTTTGTATGAACGATACAGAATTCAAGATTTTAAAGGAGTGCGAGGCCTTCATCAAGGACCGCGCCGGCCTGCAGGCTTCAGAAGTGCAGGACCAGGAGCGAGCACTTCGCCGCATGAACAATTTCTGGGATGAAGAAAACAAGAGGATGTGGAAGCGAACGAACCGTCACAACCTCTCTTTCTCAAAGTTCAACGTATGGACCGACGCCATCGCGTCCCCGTTCATCAAGAGCCCCTACCACATCGAACTTCATCCACGAATGGATAACTTACAGGAGGGCATCAACGCCTTCGAGCACGCCTTCGGCACAAAGATGTGCTACCGCCAGGCAATCAAGCGCGGCACTGCGTGCGGTGCTGGTTTTGTCACTATCGGCCTGGACAATGACGTCCCACGCCTGGAATTCATACAGAACCAGGGATCCGTAGTCTGGGATGATACCGACACAACGCCGAGCCTCGAGAACCAGCAGAAGTTTGCCATCGTCAAGTTCATTGACAAGTTCACGGCGGCGCATAAGTACGGGTGGGATTCATCCGACACCTCCCTGAATCTGAACGGTCTCACCCGCTGGGGCGAAACCGAAACTTCGAAGAAGGTACCGCTGGTGATGTACTACCGTATGGAAAACGGTAAGTGCTCCATGTACACCATCTGCGGCCAGTCTGTAAAGGCATACCCGCTGAACGTCTCCAGAATTCCGGTCGCACGTTTCGCAGGATGGCAGGTCTACGGCACCGAGGGTATTTCCTACCAGGGCGTAGTCCAGCGCCTCTATGATCTCGTGCTATCCGAGAACATCGCATTCTCACAGATGGTGGAACGCTCCAGCCGCAGCCTCAAGGCAAAGCTGAAGATGAGCGTGGAATCCATGAAGGGCCTGGCCGGTCCGCTCTCCAAGGTGGAAAGCGACGAATCCCTTATCGTTCCGTTCAACAAGGACGGCGGAGAGCCCGGCATCCTGGAAGAACATTTTCAGACAGCGGACCTTACCGAACTCATTTCCAACATTCGCAACCTCGAACAGGACACCCTTGGCATTGCGCTCACAGGCCTGCAGGGCGTTGAAAAGACAGCCACCGAAACGATGCTCCAGCAGACCAACAGCGAGAGCAACGTGGAGGAAATCTACATGAACGCGGAAATGGCGGTGCGCCACATCTCCAGGTGCATCATCGAGATGGTGGCAGGCGTTGAGCTTGACTTCCAGCTTGAAAACGGCCCCGCAGTCATTACTGTTGCCGCCAAGGAACGCCAGGAACTCGGACTCGTTGCATCCATGGTTCCTGACACGATGAAGCCGCTCATTGCCTCCCGCATTGCCGACACCCTAAACAACGAGGACGGCAAGAGCCTGGCAGAAGATATCCGCGCCAACTACGGCGAGCTCAAGACCACCGTAGGCACAGACGTTGGCGTACTCACCAACAGGCTCACGCAGACCGAAGGCCTACTCAAGGAAGCCATCGGCGCAGGCGAGGAATTCAAGCAGCAGATAGTTGAACAGCAGAAGACCATCGAGGATTTGCAGAAGCGCCTGCTTGAAATGGAAATTTCCCAGATGAACATTGAGGACCAGAACAAGATTTCCGTCGCAAAGATGGAACTGGACCACCAGCAGAAGACATTCGACAACCAGGTAAAGGTTGCGGAACTCGAGGCAAAGGTTGAACTGGAAGAACAGAAGAACAAGATCGCAAGCGAAAAGAACGTCATCCAGGCAATGAAGTAACCAATGGCAGCAGAAGATAAAGTCGAGAAACTACTCAAGCTCCTGGCCAAGTTCGGGATGGGCGTTGTTGCCGGTGCCGGTGGCGCTGGCGGCATGGGTGGCGGTCCCGTAAATATCGGCGTGAGCAGGAATTCCGGGCAGGGTGGATGGAACAACAGTTTCCTCTACCCCGTGCAGACTACCCACCAGGCGGCCCCAGACATGAACAAGGTGGGCAACTCCCGCGATCCAGAATTCGCACACGGCAGAACCTCAGACGAGGAAGAACAGATTCTCACCAAGCTGGAGGACGAATTCATACAGAAGAACGTTGGCAAGATTTCCTCGATGCCTCCGGGACCTGCACGCGCCAGGGCTATGAAGCTGCTGAACGACAAGGCCCGCGAGTATGCCTCGCAGGTGACCGGTGACGCGAAATACTTCAAGTCCTATCTTCCGTTCTCCTATGCAGGCATCAACGCTGACAAGCAGACCCGCACCGATCCGGTGGCATCCTCAAGCTGGGTAGGAAACGCCCGCAGGGTCAGCCCCACGCAGGTGGAAGTGTATCTCGGCCCGTCCAAGAACAACCCGACCGGCTGGTACACATACGGCGGCACTACAGAGGAAATGGAGCGCTTTTTGAACTGCCCGTCACTGGGTCAAGAAATTAACCACATCAAGAGGGGCTCATCCTTGAGCCTCAGAAAACTTTGGTAAAGGAAAACAAATGGCTATTAACTTCTCCCCCTTCCAGTTCCCAACCATGAGGGGATTCAAGAAACCCACCAACATCGCAGAAGCGCTGAAGGAAGCGCAGCCGCTGGTCAACTCTACCCTTAAAGATGTGAAGGAATACAAGGAGCAGCAGGACCGCCGCAAGACTTTCAACGATGCGATGGAAGGCGACCGCGCAGGGTACGAATGGTACGATGAAAACGACCCAGCACACAAGGCTATGGTGGACGAATGGATTCGTACAGGAAACGCCGGCAACATTCTGACGCAGCGCAATATGTATGCAACAAACAAGAAGGCCGAAGAAGAAAAGGCTGCCGAAGAACAGCGTCTTATCCGAAAGGGTCGGCTTGACTTTGACGACGCCATGAGCGGATTCAGGGCCCAGAAGGAATCAAACTACACTCCGGATGAACTTCTGGCTATTGGTGACAAGGGTCAGCAAGCAAAGCGAATCATTGCAGAAATGGCAGACCGTGGCGTAGATACTACAGAAATGCTGGCCCAGTGGGATGCAGTGAACAACGCCAAGAGAGCAGCAGCACAGGCATCAATTGATGAACAGAATCTGGCAGCCGCAGAGGAAGAACTTGAAAACGATATCAAGGCCTATGAAGAAGAACAGAAGAAGCAGGCGCAGAATGACCGAGCCGCAAAGCGCAAGGCAAATCTTCCCAATGCAAAGGCTGCATTCGGTTCACTAACCGCTGGCCAGAAGATCATTGTAAAGAAGGACGGCAAGTTCAAACACGGCGGTCACACATATTCCTACAGCGAGGTCAAGTAAATGGCAAAGTTTAGCCACAACAACGGAAAACCCGAGATTGAAGATTTTCTTCTCGATCTCGCAGCAGAAGCCGCGGAAGCGGAGATTGCATACTGGAAGAGGCAGGGCGTAAATTTCGAAGGAATCGACGTTGACGATGCCCTCGAAAAGTACGGAACGCGGTTTTACAATTTCCTGAAGAACAGCCTGGAAGGTAAGAAGTTCGACGAAAAGGAACAGCGCCAGCTAGAAGCATTCACCGGTGAAGATACCCGTAAATGGTACACAAGGCAGGGTATGGACCCGTTCGCAACGGCAGAAAAGGCCGATGCCGATAAGTGGGCGAATGTTGCAGGACTTGACGAAAATGGCTCCCCTCGTTTCTTCTCCATGAGTCACGCAGACCTTGCAGACGATGCTCTCGCCAAGGGTTACCATTGGGGCGTTCCGGAAGAACGCCATGCCTACATGGAAAAGTTGAATGAATACTCCAACTTGAACCAGAGAGCAAAAATTTCCATGGAAGCAACCGAAGGCGTGCTCGGAAAGGGAACCGCAATGCTTTTCCCCGGTATCATGAAGGTGGCCCAGGAAGGCATCATGAACCCGGACAAGGATATAACCAAGGGAGACCTGATAAAAGCCGCAGCCCTTGACGTTGCGGCAAATGCAGCAATGGTTGCCTCTCCCAGCGTGAATGTTTTCAAGGGTGCACCCATTGCAAATGCAGTTCTTGGATCTGGTGGGCAGGGATTGGCGGAATTTGGCCGCCAGATTGGCTCCGACAAGATTGCAGGAAACGAGTCTGACTTTGGTAATGCCGCTGAATCTTCAGGCATTTCTGCAGTTACTGGCTTGACCGTTCCCGCTTTGCTTGGAGCTACCGCAGGCGTACTTTCTCCGCTTCCAGGTATGGGACGTTTCCAGTCAGGTTTGATGCGCGGGTTCAAGGCATCCAACCCCGTCGCACAGGAACGCAACGCCATCGTTACAGCAGTAAAGAATGCGGACAAGAAGGCAAAGGGAGTCATCGGCAGCATGAAGGCCGGACCAGCCGGAATAAATGCTGAAGCAAGCGCAAAGCAGGGCGAGATCATCGGCGAACTTTTGGGCGTCGGTACTGATGCAAAGAAGGCCGGACACGCCTATGATCTGCTATCCAGCGGCAAGGGCAAGCTGAACCCGAACAAGACAATGGCGCAGCTTACAGACGCGGACCGTGAAGTAATTGCAAAGTTCATGGAAGCATTCCCTGCTGCAGCCAACGAACTCGGACTAAACAAGGATTTCGCCCGTTCATTGGGAATCGTCGTTTCCGATATTGGCGGTCGTGTTGAACCTATCATTCAGGGCCTACCGTGGAAGGGGTCGCAGAGGCCGACCGAATACAAGGACAATAACTGGTACAAGAAGATGGACAAGAAGAAGCGCCTGCTTCTGGACACCGCCTTCAAGAAGATGAAGGAAGAAGAAAGCGAGGAATAACCGGAGGGCCGCAGGGTTTCCCCTGCGGTTTTTCCATTTAATAGTCTCTTGCGTATGAGACAATTTGCCACAATCCAGAGTATCGTAGACTTGCAGGGCTATCCGGTAAGCGGTGACCGCCTGCTTTTCCTTGTAGATGACGAGCAGCTCGCCACCATCACTGACAAGGACGGGAACGAAATTTCAAATCCCGTCAAGATCGTAAACGGCCACACCGAGGTGCAGGTATTCCTCCCCGATGTTGACGTCAAGATCGTGCAGCAGACCCTGGTTGACTCCGAACTCGGGACCTGGTCTCCTGTAGGGTATTGGTGGGACAAGGCGCCAGCCGTTAGCCTGAATGTTGCCGTTGGCACGCCTTCCGTTGGAACAATTGCCGAACTGAAGCAGCTTGACCCGTCCGTAGGCTCCGTTAACCTTCTCGGCTACAACATTGCAGGGGACAAGCCAGTAATCAACTACAGATGGCATTCGGTAAGTTCGGCAGCAATCAACATCTACGATGACGGCTACATGATCAAGAGTGACGTGGCGCAAGGTGGATGGGCTGCCACATTCGCTGACGATTTCGTTGATGTGCGACACTATGGCATCTTCCCTGCATCATTGTCTACCGCATCGCAGTATAGCGCAATCGCAAGCGCATACACTCGCCTTACCGCAATCGGCAAGAAACTCTACTTCCCGTATTACAAGGGATACTCCCATTACAACATTAGCGGGCTCTCAATTTCAAATGCGAAGACCGACACGAACGTTGTTCTTTTCGCATCCGGCTCACAGGCAGACCTATATGACTGCGGAAATGTGAAGGTCTATGGGGATGGCAATACCAGCGATGTGTTCGTATATGCGGATACAGTATATGTATCGCAGAACTACAACAACTCGACAAAGGTGCATCTACTGCCCCGTGACCACCTCATCGTAGACAAGGACAACGGGCTGAATACCCTATACAAGAATGTGTTTGTTTCCCTATCCGTGAACGTGACGAAGAATGCAAGATTCAACAACTGCACTATCATGGGCAGCGGAAAGTTCAACCCGTCCGAAGGCGAGAGCATCGTGCTTGAAAGATGCATCGTGAACCGCTCCAGCTTTGCCGATGGTTGCGACTTCTCCAGGGTCAGCTTCAGCAAGTGCGAGAGCGAAATCAATAGCTGGTCTTCAGCTGACGAATACCTTGAATTTGCGGTATTCAACAGTGACAATGAAATTGACATGAAGGGGGCAGAAGTTACTGCATTCCCGACATTGGATGCCGATAGGACTATCATCCTTAAGAATGCCGTAGTCAACCATACCTGTTCAGATTCGGTAATATCATCCAACATCCGTTTCCGCAACTGCACATTCAAGAATAACTCCATCAGCAACTTCTTTGACTGCGAGGGATGCGTATTTGAAAGGAACGCCCGTTGTGTTACCGATGCGACAAACAATACCAGCGGAACCGTTACGGGCAGATTCGTAGGATGTTTCTTCACTGGAGAAAATTCACACATCGTGATGGACTTCGGAACGTCCGCCCGTTCAGAAATGGGCATCCTCGCCTTAGTAGTGAAGGACTGCGTATTCAACAACGTATCACCCGTTAACGGTGTGTGGCACGGTGGCGAAACCGAACAGGCAAGGCTCATCGCAATCAAGGAACTTGACATCAGCAACCTATTCGTTACGGGATGCATCGGCAATACCTGGGGGACCGACACGTTCATCGTAAGGAAGGGCATCAATCCGGCATCTACGATTCCGCAGACATCAGGCGCCCAGATTCTCGCAGAAGTTGATTTCCCTTTCGAGAAATGCAAGTCACTGTGGGAAATGGAGACGGCCCTATACTTTGACCAGGGCAGTTCCAAGATTCGCGAGACTTCTGCAAGTGTAAGGAAGTTCGTGGGAACCTACGAATACCTGCGGACGGCTACAGTGAACGGCGCAACGCCTGAAATAGTCCCGTCCATCGTGGTGGCCTACGCCAAGATCAGACGAATAGTGTAAACCAAAAACGGCAACGCGGGCCGAGATCGCGGAGGTATATATGACCTGCCTTGAATACTTGAACAAGATTACCGAGAACGGAACGCTGGCGGCGCTTCCAAAGGAAGTGACCGAACAGCACAACATTACCACCGGAAACGATGGACAGACAAGCAACGGCATCACCGTGACGTGCTTCAGGTCCGAAAGTATAAGCGAGGCGAAGGCAAAGGAGCGGCTCATTGAAAAGCTATCCCTGCTGGTACTGAATACCCCCAGCGACAACTGCAGCATCAAGCGCTTTTTCAACCACTGCATGAACGTGGTACCCAAGGATTTCAGAAACGGGGAATACGACAAGGAAACGTGGACAGAATTCGTTCTCTCCATGGCATTGACCATCTCCAGCAAGCTAACGGCCATGGTGATCAAGGAACGCCACTGGAAGGGCGCGGACACCCTGCTTAAGGTCCTGATGTGCCGCATCGACGCCTGGAACGCCAAGCTGGTCAAGGTTGACGATGACGAAAAGAAGTCCACTATCGTAGTATTTGACAGATTCTAGATGAAGCTGCTGCCATCACAGGAAAAGTTCCTGGACGTGGGCGCGCTTCCGGAATACGCCTTCTGTGCGGGAATCGGTACGGGAAAAACCATGGCGTCATCGCTATGGCTTCTTATCCGCGGGCTGAAATACCACGAGAATTCAATCGTGGCATCGCAGACGTGGTCATCTACGGAAACGGTGCAATTCAAGCAGATCCGTGAGCTTCTGGACTCCTGGAACATGGAATACAGTTTCAACAGTTCCCGACTCATCCTAACCCTGCCCGGTGGCGCAATTATCCGCGGAGGTTCCTCGCAGTCCCCCAACGCAGTGACCGGTGCGACCAAGTTCCACAACTTCCTTGCGGACGAAAGCGGCATCTTTGACAACGAGGCGCGCCAATACATGATGGGCCGCTGCCGAGGCCGTGACGATGATGGGCGCCTGATTGAGCCCAAGTATAGATGGGTCGGTTCTACGCCACTGCCGGGTCATACGTTATGGTACGACAGATTTCTACGCGATCATCCCGAAAAGAGCATCTTTGCCTCCATGGAGGAGGCTGTCGGGAAGACCATCTCACAGCAATATTTCGATGCTCAAATTGAAGCATACGGAGGCAGGGATAACCCAATTTGCAGGGCGCAGGTTTTCGGCGAGCTGATGCCTGAAGGATCGGACGAATTCTGCGTTTTCCATACCACAGCGCCAGGCGATGAGGGAGAAATCACACTTGGCGGTGACCTTGCAGGCGCAGGGCGTGACTACAACGTCTTTGTGGTAAGCAACGGTGAGCGAGTCCTGGAGATTCGCAAGATTCGAAAGAGCGACACTTTCACCCTGGCGAATACGGTCCGCAGCCTGGTGAGCAAGTGGAACGTGAAGCGGGTCCGCCTTGATGGTACGGGCGGATTTGCCAACGGCGTCTACGATTGCCTCAAGCTGGACTATGACTTTGTAGAGATGGTAAATTTCGGGCAGCAGGCGTATGATTCGGACCACTACGCCAACGCACGCGCCGAGATGTACTTCAACCTTGCCCACAACCTCCCAGAAGGCTTGAGTGACGAAATGCTGGCTGAAATGAAGGTTACCAGCTGGATCCAGAACCATTCCGGCAAGACACAGCTGATTTCAAAGGACGATATAAAGAAGATGCTGGGGCGCTCTCCAGACGCCCTTGACGCATTGGCCCTCGCCGCCTACAACTGCAAGCCAGTGATCGAGAAGGTCAGCAAGCAGGATCTTGACGATATCATGAGGGTGTGGTCGGTTTAATAGTCTCTTGACGTATGAACGTACTTTCAAGAGCAACCAATCCGCTTTTACATTTCGACGACTTCATGGGCGTTCCACTGGCAGGTGGCACTCTTTGCACCTTTGCAGGCGGCAAGGCCGTATGCACCTACAAGGACAAGAACGGGACACTGAACCCTGAAGAAATCCGACTGAATTCCAGAGGAGAGGCTGACGTCTGGCTTGATCCTGCAGTAAACTACAAGTTCATCCTGAAGAACGCCATTGGCAAGCACGTCTACACCATAGAGGACGTGACAGCAAATACCAGAACGTTCGAGGCAAAGGGATCCGCAACTATCCAGGCAGACGAGGAAGTTGTAGACGGCAAGACCATCGTGACCTTCAAGGTCAAGGACGGCTCAATCGGCTTTGAAGAACTGAAGGATGCACGGCATACAATTCCCGACTCGCACTACTTGCAGTTCAAGCGGTTGAATATGAACGGAAGCGAGTGCATCGTTGTGACTTTGTGCGAAGTGCTTAAAAGTTGGCTGGCAACGCAGGGGTACACCTATGACGAATGATGAAATCCTGCACGATGGGACTGGCCCGATGGTGAGCAATGCGAGAATAGGCTACTACTCGGGCAATCTCCAGCACGGAACATACGGAGACCTTGAAGCCGTGACAAAGAACGGAACCACGGTGGTTCTAGAATACGAATTTTTAAAGTTAGAGGATAACTAGTATGCAGCTTTCCAAACTGATGAAGGACAATCTTGAAAAGGCAACCGAAG